GAGCGGTTTGTCGACGTCGGCATCCAGCCAGTTGAGCTCCTGTCCGCAGAGGAGGAGTCTTAATGCTGCCGAACGTACAGATCAATCCTATGGATGGCGGGCTCGGGGTTCGCCGGTCCTACACATCAATCCCACAGGGCCACCTCGGGCCGTGTAGTGCTGGCGTCGTGGACAAGGTCTACACGTTCGCACACACAGACATCGGTCGCGTCGCCGAGTCACTTGGGCAAGGCCCTCTGACAGAGGACGTGATTCTGGCGCTGTCGTCGGGCGCCAAGCTGGTATATGCCGTGCCGACCGCCATCGACACCGTAGGCGCGTGTGACCCGGTCACGGCCGACCCCGACAATGAGGGCGCAGGCTCTCTGTCGTGCGAGGGGGATGCCTACTCGGCCTATGAGGTCTATGTTGAGGTGATTTCTCACTTCGACGAGGGCTCCAAGCAGGTCATCTTCAGGTATGGGCTCGGCGGGGACTCCGGCGCGATGTCATTGCCTGTGTTGACGGACGCGGGCGGGGTCTTCGAAGTCCCCAGCACCAACCTGACCCTTACCTTTGTCTCGGACGGCGAGGGGTTCGGCCCGTTTGTCGGGGGCGACAAGTTCGGATGTTCCACGGCCGCCCCTGTGTCGGTGTTGGCCGGATGGCAAGCAGCCTATGACGCGCTCGTGGCGGCGCAAGTGGTCTTCGACTGCGTGCACTGCATCGGGCCGTCAGGATACGAGGACTGGATTGCGATGGGATCCAGAGCGGAAACCTCGGCCGAGACGGACGCCGTCTGGTTCCATGTGATGATGGAGGCTCCCATGCCGGAACCCGACTCTCCCGAGGAGCACATCAATAACCTCAGGCTGAATGCTTTGTTGACCGCCCAACCCCGCATCTCTGTGGTGGCAGCATGGGGCATCGTTGCCGATCCGGTTACGGGCCGCTTGGTGCATCGCAATCTGGCTCCGATTGTGGCCGGTCGACTCGGGCGCATCAAAGTGCACGTGAGCCCCGGCAAGGTGCTGGATGGTGTGCTGCCCTATGTGACCAAACTAACCAACGCGGCCGACCCGGATCAGTCGTTTTCTGACGGCGACATCACGGTGCTTGACGACGCTCGCTATGTGACAGCCAGGACCCACCGAGGACTGCCGGGGATCTTTGTGACAAACTACCGGATGATGGCGACTCCGGGAAGCGACTACACCTGGGGAGAGAATCGGCGAGTGATGGACAAGGCGTGTCGCGAGGCCCGTCTGGCTGGACTCCTCTCTCAGCATCGGGACAGCGACGAGGTCGATGCCATCCAGGCAGACATGCAGCGGCCCCTCGATGGCATGGTGGCAGCGGGCGAGTGCATCGCCGCTACCGTCGAGATCCCTGAGGGGCAGGACATTGTGGCGACCAGCACCCTGAACGCCGAGGTCGGGATCTTGCCGAAGGGTACGGTGCGATGGCTCAACGTCAACATCCGGTTCAAGAACCCCTTGGCCGCACAGGCCCAGTAGGAGGACGTCATGATCAATGGAAAGCGGTATGGATGGGAAGATATCTCGGTCGTCATGCCATACGGCGTCTCGGCGGACGTGCAGTCCATCGAGTACAGCGACAAGAGAGATGTGCAGTTCGTGTACGGCAAGGGCTCGAAGCCCCGCGGACATGGGCTCGGGAACTACGAGGCCGAAGGCAAGATGACGATGCTCAAGGAGGAGTTCTTGATGGTCGTTGCGGCTGGTGCGGCCAGTGGTGGCGCCGGCCAGATCAAGTCGCTGATCAAGGGCAAAAAGCCTTCCCTGAAGGCTGGCGGAGTGTACGAGCACGAGCCGTTCCCGATCATCGTGAAGTACGCCAATACCGACCAGGAAGTGCCCCAGGTGGACACGCTGGTGGACATCAAGATCGAGAGCATCAGTGAATCCCGGAAGCAGGGGGACACGAAGGCCGAGGTCGAGATCGGCTTCAAGATCCTCGGCGGAATCAACCGGACCGGTGTACCGGCCATCTAACAACAGAGGTGAGGCATGACCTTCGATGAACAAGTAGCCAGATGGAAAGAGGAACACGGCGACATCTACCGTATCACGACGGACGATGGGCTCACCGTCGTGGTGCGGGAGCCAAACCAGGATGAGATGGGGCGTTTTGTGCGTCGAGCAACGAAGGACGTGATTCGAGCCATGCGTGATCTCGTGACGTCCTGCGCTCTGGATCCCAGTCTGGAGGCGCTTTCGGTGCGTCTCGACAAGCAGCCAGGCATGGCGTTGACCTTGGGCAATAAGCTCCTCGAGCTGTCCGGACTCATGGCCGAAGCCGACATGGGGAAGCTGTAGCGGCCCGGATGGAAGCGATCGAGTCGGACCTCGGCGAGCAGCTCGATGTCCTCGGTCGCTTCTGGCTGGGCCGAAAGCCAAAAGGACTGGATGACATGATCGGAACACAGGCGAAAGTGCAGTGGATTGAGGAGAGAGTGGTGAACCTCTTTGCTCGCGCAATCGTCAAGGCGCTCGGTGGTGGAGACGGATAATGGACCAGCTCATGAAGCTCGCCGTTGTCGTGTCGGTACTGGACAAGCTTACCGGTCCAGTGCGGAAGATGGCGGAGTCCATGAAGGGGTTCGAGCGTGCCGCCCAGCGGGGCATGAAGGTTGCTGAGTTTGGAGCGAAGATGGGTGTCGCTGGGGTCCTGGTCGGCGACGCAGCCGGGCGAGCCAAGGCGGCACTACAGGGCATGATGCAGCCCATGGTGGAACTTGAGGATCGTCTCGGCGAACTCCGGACCGTGGTAACGCCGGCGTCCGGCTCGGTTGTGGATGCCATGGGCCAGATGAAGTCGGCGGCCGTGGACTGGAGCAAGAACTACTCGCAGCGGGCGGACCAGTTCGTGTCGGCATCCTACATGATGTCGTCGGCCGGGCTGAATCACGAGCAGGCGCTGGCTGGAACGAGAACCGCCATGCAGGTAGCCACGGCGACCATGGGCGATCAGTCGACCGCCGCAAACCTACTGGCCACCATCTACAACAACCTCGGAAACAGGTCGACGTCCGCCGCCACAGAGATGCAGAGGTTGGGCGACATCACAACGAAGACTCAGCAGATGTTCCAGATCAAGGACCTGGCCCAGCTCAACGAGGGACTGAAGTACGCCGTGCCGACGGCGAAGCAGTACCGAGGAGAGATCGAAGAGCTGTACCTGGTCATGGGTGCACTGAACAACGCTGGGCTGCAGGGCTCCATGGCCGGCACTGCCTATTCGGCGACCATGCGCAACATGATGAAGGCCAGCAAAAGTCTCGGCTTCGAGGTGGCCCGGAACAGCAAGGGTGGCATCGACTTCGTGGCAACCCTGGAGAATATGCGAGCGAGCCTCGGGCCGGTATCGAGCATGTCTGACGCCACCACAGAGAAGCTCAAGAAGGCGTTCGGGGATGAGGGCGTGCGGTCCATCGTCCTGCTGATGGACCAGACGAAGCTATTAAAGCAACAACTCGGCGGCATCCAAGGCTCGGCCGGCGTGACCGCCACGGCATTCGAGCAGCTCGAGCAGCGGACGAGTGCGAAATGGCGGCGCATCCAGAATCGCATGGACGCAGTGAAGATGAGCATGGCCGAAAAGCTCGTGCCACATCTGGAGGTGCTGGTCCCGAAGATCGAGGCTGTCATTCAGAAGATCAGCGAGTTCATCGATAAGAATCCGGGCCTGATGCGCGTCGCGGCAGCCATCGGCGTGATCGGGACGGTAGCCCTCACCGTAATGGCTCCCATCCTGGCCATCGGCGGAGCCATTGCCATCCTCGGCGGAACCGCCGTGACGGCCGTCGCCAAAGCGATCAGTGCGGTAATCGTGTTGGGGACTAAGCTGAAAGTCCTAACGACGGCGCTGTGGGGCGTGGTGCGAGCTTCTGCTGTTTGGGCCAAGACCGTGCTCGTCTCGGTGGTGGGCGCCATCAAGGCTTGGGTGGTCGGCATGGGTCAGCTCGTCGCCAAGGGAGTCATGGCTCTACTGTCCGTGATGGGGTCCCTGATCGCGTCCGTCTGGAGCTTCACGGTGGCCCTGCTCGCGAACCCCATCACCTGGATTGTGGTCGGCATTGCGGCGCTCATTGCGGCGATCGTCCTGCTGATTGTCTACTGGGATGCCGTCAAGAACGCAATCGTCTCGGCCTGGCAGACTGCCGTCGACTGGACGGCAAGTGCCGTTGGTGCCGTGGTGGGGTGGTTTACTGGCATGGGGCAGGCGATTGGCCAGGTTGTCTCCTCGGTGGTCGAGTGGTTTACTGGACTGCCGGGCAAAATCGCGGCGGTGTTCCAGTCGGCCCTGGAATGGATTACTGGGCTCGGCCGACGATTCTGGGAGGCCGGAAAGGGCCTGTTCGGGGCGCTCGTTGAGGGTTTGAAGGCTGCGGCCGGTGAAGTCATCGATACGGTTGCCAACACCCTGTCCTATGTGAGAGACCTGCTGCCGTTTTCTGACGCCCGGCGCGGCCCATTGTCGTCTCTGACCAAGTCGGGGCGGTCATTCTGGACGACTTGGGCCGGAGACATGTCCCAGGACCAACCCGTACGCCGAACCACGGAGGTCCTGTCTCGGGTCCGCATGCTGTTGCCTGCCTCGGAACCAAAGGCCGGACCATTGCGGGGCCTGGCGGCGAGTGGCAAGGCGTTCTGGGTCACCTGGATGCGAGGCTTGAATCCTGCCGGAGCTGGTACCGTGGACGCCGTACAGTCGCTCGGAAAGGACATGGCAGCATCCTTACGGCCGCCGACCGTACAGCCGATCCGGATCCTCCAGCAGACGCAGCCTGGCGCTCCGCAATCTGCCGGCAAGGAGAAGCGAGAGTGGCATCTGCACATCGGCCGTCTGGAGCTGCCGGGCGTGACGGATGCGAAGGGATTCCTGTCTGAGCTGCGACAGGCAGCAGCTGAGCTGGGGGCGTAATGGACGCGGTATCTATTAATGAAGGGAGGCTCTGGATCGGTCAGGATGAGATGCCCGGCATTGTCCAGTCTGTCGAGGTCTCCTCAGAGGTCCGCACCAAGGAAATGTCCGTCGACGGCGGCTCTGGTAGTGCCAATTTGCCACAGGGCTATTCGGACGCTGAGGTGCGCATCGTGGTCGTACTGGCGGCATCCGGCGGCGTAGATCCGGAGGACCAGCTCCGGTTCTATGAGCAGAAGTTCAAGGCAACCGACGACCAGGTACAGCCGGAGACGTTCAGGGTGATTCACCGGCACATCAACGCCAGGGGGATCCGGGAGATGATCTTCAAGCGCCACGTCTCGCGAGAGGCGTCAGGCAGCAATACGATGACCGTCGAGCTGGAACTGGTCGAGCACCGTCCAGCCATCATTAAGAAGGAACGAGAGCGACGGGCTCGACGTCGAGCTGCTCTCGCATTGATGGCCGATCTGCAACAGGCGGCGCTGCGCGCCGCAAGAGACGCAGCGAAGTTTGGAGCACCCTACGCCGCTGCCGCACGAGCCGCCGCCGTCGAGGCGCAGCAGAGACTGGCAGAGCTTCGGGCGTGGCATCAGAAGAAGAAGTTTGAGATTGGAATGCAGGAGGCGGCCGGCGGTATCGCCGACGCATTTGGGAATCTGTACGAGATTACCCCGTTCGCCAAAGTGAAGCTGCCGCCGGCGGGGTCGTCGCCGATGCGGGACGATGGCTTCGACGACAAGGTCTTCAACAATGTGAACTATGTGCCACCGGGACTGTTCTAGGAGAGAGATGGACGCGCAAGAATACAAGGCCCCGGAAGTGCTGGTAGAGATCGATGGTCTCTCCTACTACCAGCCCACCTCGGCCGAAGTGCGGTCCTCTCGGATCCATCCGGTGGATGC